GCCTTTGAAGTGACAATCGTAGCGTTTGGGTAGGCCATCAAACACAAGTGTGCAGTCCATGAGGGATCGGATCAGCGCTGAAAACTGGCTTTCTGTTTCAGCTTCCGAGGCTGCTTCCAGAAGGATCGTCAGCGTAATGTCCTTAAATCGCTGCTCTGTCCGCGAAAATACCGGGCTGGCTGCGCCGTCCAGCCAGTCGTATATCTGGACCACATCGTGGTTGGTGACCTGTTTGGATAGCAGCATCGCACCAAACACAGCAATATTGGTTCCGTTTATTGTCATGAATCACACCCTCCTCACGGCCAGTTCCATCCTGTTCATAAAATATTCAATGTCGTCCCGGTCACGGAAGCTGTAATTGCCGTTCAGGTTGATCGTTGTGTTGTTGGCCACTGGCGCAGCTGCTTCATTTGCGCCATCCTTTTCAGATCCTATCGGCATTGTTTCCTGCCAGTTGAGCCCGGCGGTTGTGGACAAGTCCAGGTTGCCAAAAGCCGACATAGCGTCCGCTGTCAGCTGATTGACCGAACCCAGCACGCCCCGCGCTCCGTCCGTTATACCCAGCGCCAGGCCCTGCGCGATGAAGTCGCCGAACCGCCTGGTCTCCTTGGACGGTGAGCCGATACCGAAAAATTTCCTTATAGCGCCTAGCACGTCTCCGGCAAAGCCCTTGATCTTATCCGTGAGCCAACTGAACTTGTCCCGGATGCCGGACCACAGCCCGGAGATCAGGTTTGCACCGATGTCCTTGATCCGGTAGAGCATATTCATAAAACCATTCTTCAATGAGTCCATGATCTGCGGGATCTTACTGACCAGCACAGGGATATTGGTTATCAGTGCGCCACCCAAGGCGATGATGATCTGTAGCCCTGCATCGATGATCTTCGGCAGGTTTCTCATGATCGCCAGCACCAATTTTTCGATGATGACCGGGATCTTCTCCACCAGCCGCGGCAGCGCTTTGATCAGGCCCATCGCTACGGCAAGGATCAGCTCAATGCCGGCATCGAGCATGAGGTCGATGTTGTCCAGGAGCGTTTCCATGATCAGGAATACTGCGTCAATAACGATCGGGATGAGCTGGGGTATGGTTTGCGTCAGGCCCTTGATCAGGCTGACCAGTAGCTGAATGCCGGCTCGGATGATGAGTGGCAGGTTAGCAATGATCGTATCCCCCAGCTGCTGGATCATGACCGGCAGCACAGCGATGAGCTGCGGAATGATCAGGTTCAAGCCGTCAAGTAGGCCCATGAACAGTTGGACCCCGGCATCCACCAGAACAGGCAGCAGGATGGGAATCAGCGGGATGATGCTTGATACCAGCCCAGTCAAGCCGCCGAGCAGCGCCGGCAGCAGTGCGTTGATCAGCCCGGGCAGCGCCTCGCCTACGCTGGTGATCAGGGCAATCAGCACCGTATTGAACCCGTCAAGCAGGGTTGGTAGGGACAAAGCCAAAACATGAATGATGCCTGGCAGAACGTCTCTCACCTTGCCGCTGATCAGGCTGATCAGGTCCTCAAGGTTCTCCGAGAACTTGGTCGAAGCACCTTCTGTACCGGTCATGACCTCAGCCAGCCCAGTGAAGGTACCGGTCAGGGCCGGCATCGCTTCGTTGATGAGGCCGTTTAGGCCCTGTATGGTTGAGGTTACTGATGGAAGTAGCGCCTGCCCGAACGATGAGGCGATGTTTTCCACCTGAAGCTTGGCAATACGCAGCTGATTGGCCAGCCCACCGGAGGTTGAAGCGAAGTCACCCTGCACGTCCTTGGTCGCCTTGAGGATATAGTTGTAACGAAGAGTGGCCAGTTCCGCCTGTGACATGGACGCGATGGGTTTCTTGATCCCCTGCGCCAGTGCGAATGCTGCGAGGTTAGCCTGGCTCATGTTGATGCCCAGTTGCTTCAGCGGTTCCGTCTCTCCGGAAATACCGCTCCTTAGCTTATTGAACGCCTCTTCACCGTCCAGATTATAGAAGCTGGCCATGTCGCCGGCAAGACCGGTGAGGGTTGTGGACATATCCAAAACCGCATGATCCGTGAGGCCCGTTGATTTTAGCATGGCGCCCATGGTGCCGTTCATCTTCTTGGCGCTCAGTTCCGATAGCCCGAACGACACGGCCGCCTGTTTGGCCCAGACGTCGACCTTGGCAGCGCCGTCCTCACCAAAGGTCTTATTAACAACATTTTCCACTTCGCTCAAATCACTGGCCGTCTTGACACCCTTGATGCCAAACGCCGCCAGTGCTGTACCGGCAGCACCAGCTGCCAGGGTATAAAGGCCTAAGGCTTTCCCGGCACCCTGCACCGCTGTGCCGACCACTTTGACGCCACCGACAGCCAGCTTGGCCGATGCTTCGCCGACTTTCTTGATGCCATTGGTAACAGGAGCCAGCTTGTCCAGCACGGCCTGGACCTTTTCCTTGACTGAAGTAAAAGCGGTACCGATCACGGATACGGACTTTTTTTCATCTTTCAGGCTGGACAGTTTGTTTTTGGTCGTTTCCAGCTCACGCTGAAAGGCACGAAACTGATCCGCGTCGATCGTTCCCGCAGCGAACTGTGCTTTCACCTGAGCCTGTGCTTTTTTAAGCGCATCCAGTTTTTCTTTGGTAGCAGCGATTTCCTCTTTCAGGAGCTGGCTCTTCTGTGCGGTCAGCGTGATGTTGTTAGGATCCAGTTTCAGGGCCTTTTCCACCTGCTTCAGCTCGCTCTGCAGCCCCTTGGCCGTGGAGTTGACGCTTTTCAGGGCCTTGTCGAGCGGCGCGGTATTACCATTGATTTCGACCGTGATGCCGCGAATGCCTTTACTCATGCCACTCACCTCCTTTTACGTCGGCCGTGCTTTTCTCGAAGTGCCCCTCTATCCGGGGAGGTCTGGTCCATGATCCAGCACTGTTCCAGGTATTTCCGGCCCTCTTCGGTCGACTGCAGCATAAAAATGTAGCTATCTCGGCGCAGGCTGAGATACTCATCGAGTGGCAGATCACCGATTTCATGGAAATTCAGGCCGGTATGGTCATGGACCAGACGCTCCCACTCGGTCAGGCATCGGTAGTGTGACTGGGTTCCTGTGTCTGGGATGGAGGGGATTTGGCGTTTGGGTCTGACACAACCCCGCTGATAAAGGCCATGTAGCCCTGAAAGAACGTCTGCACATCCTCAATATCCAGAAGCTCAGCGAGGTATTCGCTGGTGACGGGCTTGTGTTCGAGGTTATTCGAGAGCACAACAGCGATCAGGTCGTAAATGTCACCCAGCTGCCCGCCATCTTCCGTAGTCAGGCTGGTCAGATGGTCCTTGAGGCCGAGCAGTGCGTCAAACACGCGCTTAGTGGGCATACGCACCCGGATCAGCTGGTTATCGATCAGGTTTATGGCCAGATAGCGCTTGGCAGATTTCGTAAAGTCCAGCACCGGTTAGCCCTCCTTATACCTTAGCCACAACCGTGGTCTTGCCGGCGGCCTGACAGAGGTTGCTGCCATCGATTTCGGCGATCGCGATATCATGACCGGTGGTAGCTGTGATCTCCGACACACCATCCCAAGCGGTCCAGCCGGTTGACAGGTCGTCATTGAAAGCGGGGAGCGTGAGCGTCGCGCCGGTTTTGTACACATAAGTGCAGAGAAAATCGAGCAGCGGAACCACCGTGATCAGGGTCTTGCCGGTTGTGGTTCCAGCAACGGATGTGACGGTTAGGGTGACAAGCCCGGCGATGTCCTCTTCAAACAGCACGAGTGTGCCTTCGGAATCGTGCGGGATGGCGATGAACTCGGCGTCGATGACGGTCTCCTTGTCCTTGGCAAACGATAGAGCCAGCTCACCCTGGTTACCGCCGACAATGGTTACGCGCACATCGCCGTCTGTCGCATCCTCGTGAACAAACCGGACAATGTAGCGCTTACCGTCCTGGTTACCGACACCGCCAATCTTCACCAGGCGCTTTTGGGTCACACCGTTTTCCGTAACGCGAGCTGTGGAGATGAGCCGTTTCAGGGTGTCTCCGTTCCAGGTCATGATCCCGCTTTTAAGAGACACCTCTTCTTTCGTGAGGATCTGTTTTTTCACGAGACCCAGATCGTCCTCAGCAATATAGAACGATGGTTTGTAACTGAGGGTTGCACCGCCCTGGATATAGCCCAGGAGATTTCCTGCAGTTTCAATAATGTTATCTGCGGGGATGGCGCCGCTGTACTCGTTAACGTACAGCTTCCCACTGCCCAGGATGATTTTTTCTCCGTTTGTTGACATAGACTCTACTTCCTTTCTGTAATGGTAAATTCATAATTGGTCGAGAAAAACTTCTCGCTCTCGATCCAGTCACGACTTCTTGTGCTCGATCGCGGCTGCCAGCCGGTTAACGTCCATGGTGCATCACCGCCCTTAGCTTCAAGGACCTGTTCTGGTACATGAAGTTATCAATGCTTTTCACATCGTAGTGATTGCCGCGAAACAGGATGCGCGTTGTTTGAGGGGCCAAATTAGCCAAAACGGATGCATAGCGTACGATGAAATCTACGCTGTTCTGCGCCTGTTCGGCGGATGCCGCCCAGTATTCACTGCCGGACAGGCCGTTGACCTGAGCTTGGCAGGTGACCCGATCAGACCAGGCTTCGTTCGTGTCCATCACTTGGATGGTAATCCGGTGCCTTAGCTTTCCTGCTTCCATGTCAGAACACCTCCACACGGTACGGCGACAGCAGCGCGTGCACAG